CTCAAATTATAAGAAGCTAAAATTTGATCACTGTGTTGTCCGTAAACACCAAGTCTAGTGATGATGAAGGCATCTCAAAGAATGGTGATCCCAGCAGTTGGAATACTGGTTGGAGGGGTACTCTACGTTGGATTACGTAAGGTATGTCAGAGAGAACGCACGTTGTATTACGTCGTCTCTCGACTTCTTGAACGCCTTCGCGAACCTGCCCTACAGGATAGTAGGAAGGTTCGTCAAACGTTCATGAAAGAGGCTGTACAGTCTGCCGAATTGGTAGATGGTCACTCACATGCACTATCCGCACGAGACAGAAATGTCGCGAACCGGTTTTGCAGAAAACTAGCACACAAGCTCAACACAAAGAGTTATAGCTACCAAATGTCGTCATCAGATCAACACTTCAAGATCGCTGGTTTCCGAGACTGGCGATGGACGAAGGATCTCACACAAAGACCGACTTACAACCCGGAAACAGGACTGTCGTACATGATCGACGTGGATTACTACGTTGACATGAACCAGTACCTGTGTGGGAGGTCAGAACCGGTCTTGATCTTCACAACGCAACCGTCGAAGGTTGCGTCCACCGTGGGAGATTCAGTGTACTACTTCAACAACGACAATGAACTGGTCACACACGTGTCCGGTGGAGCTAAATTTCAACACAAACTCTGGGATTACAACTGTGATTCACTTGTGGCAGTAAAGAGAATCTTTGGGATTCCATACTGTGTAACTCACTTCCTGGTGGACTTGAGACACATCAACTTCGAAAAGAAATTGGTGTGCTTCACACCAGTAGGTACTTGGAGAGGGCTGGCTGCGATATTCGCCGAATGGTGGATACAAGGTCAGGAACTCAAACGTCTGGAACCAGTCAAGAATGGCTGGGCTTCACTCTACTCATTGAGTTCATCGGGACTCAATGTTTCAGTCGGCAGGGCTGGAACTTATGGAGAAGCAACAGTAGGAGCGAACAAACTCGAACAAATGTTTGCTGCTGACAGACTTTCCAAGCAACACGCCAACGTTGGATCAGTCGCATCATGGGCCGAATCCGACCGTACGGTAGGTGTGATTCTCGCCGACTTCATTCGCGAGAACAAATCCATCAAAGCACCGTACGTAGCCAACGTATCTGAAGGCGTGATTGGTTACAGCGCAGACTTAACTGGGGATGATAACGACAAATCGACCATTGTATCGTTCATGCCTGCGGTTGTTGGAGGCGGATGCTTTGCGCCCGCTCAAGATAAGAAAACGACCACGTGGGGAGTTGAGTCAAGAGTGACAAATCTAAAACAAGTTCGGAGCCTACCGATCTCACCGGAAAACGCAGCACGTGCGAAAGACTTCGTAAGTCGCGTGGTTGCCAACACTAAATTGTGCCCGGTAGATTTTGAGGCCGTCAGAGATAATCAGACGAGGACTACACAACGCGCCATTCTGGATGAGGCATCAAACGCGGGGAGCGTGGTTGATGACACGATAAACTCATTCATGAAGCGCGAAGCTTATGCGAAGGTCGGGACTCCGCGCGTCATTTCGACGTTGCCCGGCCTCACCAAACTGGAATACTCGCAGTATACCTTGGCCGCTAGCGCACACATCAAGAAATTTGCATGGTACGCTTTCAAGAAGCCTCGGGAAATTGCTGCTAGAGTTGCAGAGATTGTATCTGGACAAACTCTCGTCGCCGAGACAGACTTTTCACGCATGGATGGACATGTGACGAGAGAAGTGAGACGGCTCATCGAAGAACCAATCATGATAGGTCTCTTCGGTAACGATGAGTACATGCTGACCCAAATGAGGGAACAGTACGGTAAGAATGGACAACTAGGAGGAAAGAAGTACGAGACAGGATATGCTCGTGCCTCTGGAAGCCCAGAAACGTCCCTGTTCAACACAATTCTGACTGCATTCATCTCGTTTTCCGCGATGTGCGATCTCGGTCTAGACTATAACCAAG